AAAAGTATTGCACTTATTATAGTAAGACATACAAGGAAGGCAACTCAAATGGTCAAAGATGGTTTGAAATTACAAGTAATAACGAAGTTAAAAAAGAAGAAGAATGTCCATTTTAGAACTTAGAGAATATCAGAAACAATATGTAGATGGATTGCAAAATTCATTTAAGAAAGGAAACAAAAAAATAGTTTTGTGCGCCCCAACAGGTTCTGGAAAAACTGTTATGTTTTCCTACATGTGTAAAAACGCTTTTACAAAAAACAAAAAAATACTTATTTTAACAGATAGAAAGGAATTGTTTTCTCAGTCAGATAGCGTATTATTAAAGTTAGGATTAAAGCCACAATTGATAAAGCAAAATTCAAAAGTAGATTTAAACGAAAATCTATTTGTTGGAATGATTCAAACGGTAATGCGTAGGGTTGAAATATTAAAAGAATGGATTGATAGTTTAGATTTAATCATAATTGACGAAGCTCACAAATCTATATTTGATGGATTATTTGATTACATAAATAAAAAAACGTATGTAATAGGTGCAACTGCAACACCACACCGAGAGGGGAAACAATTAAGTTTAGAAAAGTTTTACGATGATATTATACAAGTTATAGACACCCCCGATTTAATTGACAGTGGTAATTTATCAACTCCAGTTTCTTATGGTGTTAAAGTCGATTTAAAAGGTGTAAAAACAAAAGCTGGAGATTACGATGAAAAAAGCATGGCAGATAAATATTCAGAGATACAACTTTACCACGGTGTATACGATAACTATACAAAAATTTGCAACGGTAAAAAAGCAATAATATTTGCACCAAGTAGAGATTCATCCATTGAGCTTGTAAATTCATTTGTAACCAAAGGCTTGAACGCAAAGCATGTGGATTGTTACATGAATAATAGAGATGAAGTTATAGAATGGTTTGAAAATACACCTGGTGCAATTTTGTCAAACTACGGAATTTTGACAACGGGTTTTGATTGCCCAACTATTGAAGTTGTAATTTTATACAGGGCTACAAAGTCTTTGCCTTTATTCCTTCAAATGGTAGGCCGTGGCTCGAGGGTTACACCAATAAAAAATGAATTTACAATATTAGATTTTGGGAATAACATTCAAAGACATCACTATTGGGAAGCACCAAGAAAATGGAATTTAAAGAAAAAAGAAAAAAAAGAAGGTGCTGCACCAATAAAAGAATGTCCCGAATGTTGCTACCTTATGCCTGCAAGAATTATGGATTGTCCCGAATGTGGTCACGTGTTTGAAAAGTCCGAAAAGGAAAAAGAGGAAGACGTAATTGTAGAATTACAAAAACTATCTTCAAACGCTTTAAAATCTAAAATACAAGGAGCAACTTTTAAAGAACTTGAAATGATACAAAAAGCAAAAGGTTACAAAGTTTCATGGATATTCCACCAATTGAAAACCAAAGAAGATTATTTTGCTTATGAGAAATACATGGGCTATAAAAAAGGATGGGCAAATAGACAATTTAATTTAAAGTACAAATGAAAAGTGAAGACAAAATTCAACAGGAAATAGTAATGTGGTATAGAAATAATTATTGTTTAAAGAAACATGATCCACGAAATTTAATTTTTTCAGTACCTAATGATTCAAAAGATGCAAAGGAACAAATGAGAAAAATTGCAACAGGATTGTTTTCGGGTGTATCTGATTTAATTATGATACATTTTGGTAACGTGTATTTTATCGAAGTAAAAACAGACGTTGGAAGGCAATCAGACAAACAAAAAGAGTTCCAAACGCTTGTTGAAAACCAAGGTTTCAAATATTATTTAATAAAAAATTTAGAAAAATTTAAAGAAATAGTTGCAAATTAATAATTAATGATTATATTTGTAACATAACTAAACAAAACACACAATGAAAACTACAGCAAACAAATCAGCAAGAACTTACACCATCAGAAAGGATGGTAACAAGTATCGTACAATCAGAATGTCAAAACAAGAGTTTGATAGCGCTTACTATTGGAGCGAAAATGATTGGAATCAATTTTTAAAAACAGATGAATATTACGTTGTAAAATGAAAACAAACCTCAGAAAATTAGCATTGATACTTCGTAAGGTCGATGCTTCAAAGTTCTTTTCAATTAGCATTTACAACGGGTCGATTGTACTCGGAGCTTTTGAACAAGACGTATTGATTGACCATTTGAATATAAATTGGGACTCAATTGAATACGATTTAGAAATGACAATCTTTAAGAAAAACAATGTTAAATTAATTGTATCATGAAAAATTTATACAAAGCATTGGCAAACTTCCAACAGGAGGTACCAACAATACACAAAGGCACCGCTGGTTACGGCTATTCTTATGCGGACCTTACAGCGATTTACAAAGTAATCAATCCATTAATGAAAAAACATGGATTAGGTTTTACGCAACCAATCGTAAATAATCAAATGAAAACAATAGTATTCCACATTGAAAGCGGTGAGTCTATTGAAAGCATTGCAGATATTCCAATGAACGTGCAGCTTAAAGGAATGAATGATTATCAGGTTATGGGGTCTGCGTTTACTTACTTTAGACGTTACACCTTGAGTTCTATGTTAGGACTTGTAACAGATAAAGACATCGATGCAAGTGGCGAGCAAACAGGCAAGCGTAAAGAGACAATTACAGACGAACGTTTACAAGCTGCACTTGAGAAAATCAAAAAAGGCGAGTACACAATGGAAAAGTTAAAAGAAAAGTTTGAATTAACCGCTAAACAATTAGAGCTATGCTAGTAACATATGAATTATACGATAAAGAGTGCGAACCTTTAATGTCGTTAAAAGGGAAAAAATATATTGCTCCTATTGGTTCTTCTGTTGTTTTTTATGATTCAATATCAGAAGGAGTTGAATTTGTATCAGTTGAATTTATTGGAAAAGCAACGCATCAATGGTATAATATTACATCGGATACACTTTGTATTGATTGTGAAGTTACACAAGACTTAACGGAACATGAAGAAGCTGAATTATTAAAGTATAATCAATTAAAATTTAAAAAATCATGCTAATCAGATGTTCATCACTCCCGAAAATTATGACAGCCTCACGAAGTAAAAGTGAGGCACTGTCCGAAACAGCAAAGTCATACATCAAGTCAATTGCTAAGCAAGATTACTTTGGTTATACTACTGAGTTAAATAACAAGTACGTAACTAAGGGAATACAATGCGAAGAGCAATCTATTGAACTACTTAACGATGTTCTATTTACTAACTACGAAAAGAACGAAGTACGCAAGTCTACTAATATTTTAACAGGAGAATGCGACATCTACACACATGAGTTAATTATAGATATTAAAACGTCTTGGAGCTTTGATACATTCCCTGCAACACCAAGCGATATTAACATAAAAGATTATGAGTATCAATTACGGGGCTATATGTATCTTTACAAAGTAGATCGCGCTGCACTTGCATACTGTATGGTAGATACACCAAGCGACTTAATTGGTTACGAAAGCGAAGAGCTGCATAGAGTGCGAGACACACCGATTCAAAGCCTTGTAACAATGTTAACCATTGACCGTGACTTAGAACTTGAACAGGAAATGTTAGAGCGTTCAGCGGCAGCAATTGAATATTATAAACAATACATAAATCAAATCAATGAAAAGAAGTATAGTTGACTTTAGCGACATACCTATCGATGAGATACGGATGCGGTTAAAGTACCAAAAGAAAAAGTACAATGTAACGGAGTGCGTAAAGGAAGCATTTAAAATAGCAAACAATAAAATAAAAGAAGATGGGCAAAAATGAAATGAAATTTAACGGAAAGATCACTAACATTTTAGAAGTGATTGAAGTGGGTGCAAACAAGAAAATAGAGTTTGTAGTAACAGAGACAGAAGGCCAATACCCTCAAGCGGTAAAGTTTGGAATCTTTGGAACGGAGAAAGTAGATAAGTTCTTGCAGTATAACAAGGTTGACCAAGAAGTTGAGGTGTTGTTTAACTTTAAAACAAACGAATGGCAAGGCAAGTATTTCACGTCGATTGACGTGTGGAGAGTTAATAAAGTTGAATCAACAGAACCATTTTAATATGAAGAAAGACGTTAAAAGCCTTGCTGACTTAAGTGAGGCTAAACGCCTAAAGGCGATTGAATACTACAGTCACATAGCACGTGCAATGATGTTATGCCAATCTGCACTACATTCACTGGATGATGTAAGCGACAATATGTTTCACAAGCACGAAATTAAACGTACAATTAACCAGTTCATTAATGGGGTTGAAAGATTTGCCACTACATTTGTAGAGAATAACAACGAGACAATGGCTCAGACTTACTCGGATATTATCAAACAGATTGACGAATTTAAAGAAAACATTAAAGTACAGATACAATGACACCGAAAGAAAAAGCAAAAGAGTTGGTTGAGAAAATTATGTTAAAAATGCCACCTGAAATAATACCAACTGAATTTGGTTGTGATATTAAATTAAAAGGCTATACTAAAAATGCAATACAGTGCACATTAATTGCAGTTGATGAGGTTATAAATTATTTAGAAGTAGATGGTTTTTCAACTCAAATTAATTATTGGCGAGAAGTTAAACAAGACCTAGAAAAATTATGACACCGAAAGAGAAAGCACACGAGTTATTTGATAAATTTAAATTAGACCCTATTAAACCATTATGTATAATGCATTATGAACATAGTAAACAATGCGCCTTAATTGCAGTTGATGAATGCCTAAAAACGTGTGTTGAATCAATGATTTATTATTGGCAAGAAGTTAAAGAAGAAATAGAAAAATTATGATTTCAAGAAATAACAAGAACAGGCAACGATGGATGATAGCAATGCAGTTTGATATCGACCGATGGAAGTTTAGAGAGAACAGAAAAGGAGTAATTAACCTAGGCAGAATGATAAGAAAAGCATTTTATAATAAGTACGATGACAACAATTAAAGAAGAAATAGAGCAATTGAAAGCAAAGTTAACAGGGGATTTATTTGCAGATGGGGAGTTAATGATGGAAATTTATGAGTTGAAAAAACAACTGAATCCAGAAATAGAAACCAATCCAAGTGCAGATAATGATGATTTAGAGGATTGCTTATACTGCGGAAGTTAAATGAAAAAGTGTTTTATCTGCAAGCGAAATTTACCCTTGTTTTTGTTTTTAAAAGACGATTCCAAATACCAAGTCAAAGCCGAAAAAGGCAAAACAAAAGTATGCAGGGTGTGTAATATAAAGCGAAGTTTAAAAACAAATAGTATCTTTGCTAGGGTAGATGGGAAGTTCATAACAATAGAAAAAAGTAAATTTGAAATAATAAAACACTTTTTAAAATGAAAATAAAAGTTAGTACAAGGGTAGTATTCATCTTCAAGGACCACGTTGTTAAAGTACCTATTTCAGTGCGTGGTTACTTGCAGTGTTTACAGGAACGCGACCTTTGGAATAAGCACAAAGACCTTGGTATATTAGGTGAGCTTTACAGTTACAAACGTGGAATAATCAGAATGAAACGATACGACCCTATTAAGGCAGTTGACCACTACGACATAGCAATTGTAAAAGCAGCTATTAAAGAGCTTGATATTGATATGTGCGACCTTTATAACAAAGCAAACTGGGGAGAATTAAACGGTAAAAGATACCTAATTGATTACGGTATTAATGAAGAAATATCAAAAATGTATAATTTATGAAATTAAGATGTATAGAAAAACACTTTGCTAATTTTACATACGGTAAAGTTTACGAAGTTGTAGGGCAAACAAAGAGCTATATTTGGGTGATAAACGACAAAGGGCAAGATCATCAGTTTGACACTATCGAAAACTACTTTGAAGTAGTGACCGATAACGCACCAGGTTATTACAACAATGAGAAAGGTAGCTTGTACAAGTTTGCAGAAGACCATGATCTAAACTCATGGGAATTTGATTTGGTTAAACGTCTGGTAAGATGTAGAAAAAAAGGTAACTTTGTGCAAGACCTTGAGAAAACAAAATTTTTAATTGATTTATATTTAAAAGAATGGAAGCAATAATAATAATCTTAGTTTATGTAGCTAACGTATTTTTTAACAGATGGTTGAATAAAATAGACTACAAAAAGTATCATGGTTCAATAGAACCTTTTATATGGTTTATACCTATTATAGGAACTGTTGTGTTTTTAGTTTCTTTAGTTGGTGAATGGAAAAATAATTGGTTTACAGGTAAAAATTGGTAATATGGAAAGAGAAATAATCAACTGGGCAAAGGCTCGTAAGTTAGACAACCCAGACAATAAGTTTCAACAGCTTGCAAAGGTCATGGAAGAGGTTGGGGAGCTATCCTCTGCAATACTAAAGCGAGACATTTCAGAGACGATTGATGCGCTTGGAGACACTTACATAACACTTGTTATATTAGCAAATCAAATGGGTTACTCATTAGAAGATTGTGCAAAACGTGCATTCAAAGTTATTGAATACCGAAAAGGAAAAACCGAAAACGGAACGTTCATAAAAGAGTAGCATGAATTTAAAAGAGATTGCGAAGTATCATGATGAATGGGTACGAATTGTTAAACGATTTGGTGCTAAAACTGATGCTGAAGACATAGTGCAAGATATGTACATTCGTTTTCACAAGTATGGCAAAGGTCAAGTAGTAACCAAGTCATTCATTTGGATAATGCTGCGCAACTCTTTTTATGATTCATGCAAGCGTAATGTTTCAATGGTCGATATTGACCTTCTGGTTGACCTATCAGAGGACGAAAACAACAAAACATACGAAATAGAGTTATATTACCAAAGCGTTGAAGATGAAATAAAAACATGGGAGTGGTTCGACCAACAACTATTTTTATTATATTTACGAAGCGGTAAGTCAATGCGAGAATTAGAAAAGGAAACTAAAATAAGTTTGACCTCTATTTTTCACACTATTAAAAAATGTAAAAGAAAATTAAAGATATGGCAAAAAGATCAAAAGGATTTGGAGATACAGTAGCTAAGTTTACTGAAGCAACAGGAATTGACAAAGCTGTTAAATTTATTGCAGGAAAAGATTGTGGATGTGATAAACGTAAAGAAGTATTAAACAAACTATTTCCTTACAAGACTCCAGAATGTTTAACAGAACCTGAATACAAGCTATTAGAGGAACTATTACCTCAAATATCTGTTAAGATTAAACCAAGTCAACAAATAGAGTTCTTAAAGGTTTACAATAGAGTCTTTAAAACAAACGAACGACCAACTTCATGCGCTAGTTGTTTGAACGACATGTTACGTAAAGTTAGAATAGTTTTCAATGAGTATAACAACGAAATAAAATGAACAATAAAACATTTAAAACAATAACAGACGCTTTTGAATTAGAAGTAAAAAGACTTGAGAATTTAGAAACTGAAAATAAAACTCTTTGGAGAAAAGTGTATAATCTTCAAAAGGATAACGACATGTTAAGAGATGATTTAAAACTTTTATCTGGGGAGATATTGAATAAAAAAGAACCGTATGACGAATGTGACTTAGGGGCGGTTTTAGGATGATAATAATATTAATTATTGTTTCACTTTTAGCGATTTTTAGGTTAATAAGAGACGCTATAATTTAATTA